TCGGGCACGACGCTGAACGCAACGGGTGGCGGCGGCGGAAGCGCCTTCACGGCATCGAGTGTGGCTCCATCATCGCCCAATCCTGGCGACCATTGGTACGACCTTTCGACCGGCGTCCTGTCGATCTTCCTCAATGACGGCAATAGCTCGCAATGGGTGCAGGTTGGTATTGGTGGTGTCACCAGCGTTTTGCCGAAAGGGTATCTCTACGGACTGACGCTGTCGAACAACGCCACCGATGTGGCCAACGACATTGACATCGCAGTAGGCGAAGCGGTGGATGACAGCTTCGCGATCAACATGCAGCTGGCGGCCATTTTGACAAAGCGGCTGGATGCCGCCTGGGCGGTTGGCACCAACCAGGGCGGGCTCGACACCGGCAGCATCGCCAACACCACGTATCACGTCTTTCTCATTCGCCGTCCCGACACTGGCGTAGTTGATGCGCTGTTCTCGACCAGCGCGGTCGCGCCTGTCATGCCAGCCAACTACACGCAGAAGCGACGCATCCTGTCGTTCATGCGTGAAAGCGCCGCCATCGTTCCGTTCAATCAGTACGGTGATTATGTCGCGCGCAAGCTCAAGGTAGCCGACTTCGATACAAGCGCGCTGACGACGACCGACCTGACGTGTCAGCTCAAGGTGCCGCTTGGGCTGAAGCTGCTTTGCGACCTCACCATACTGACAGGAGGCGGCAGTGGCGCAACGGTTGGCACGGTCGTCAGTCTGCGCGATCCCGATGAGACAACGCTACCCACGCCCACCGCTGGCTCCGCAATTGGCACGATGATCCAAACCTCTAATTCTGGACTGCGGCAGGGCGTGACAGACCGGGTCATGACCAACACCAGCGGTCAGATTATTGCCAAAGCATCTGTGGCCAGCACTGACATTCACATTTCGGTGCGCGGCTGGACTGATACACGGGGAAGGTTGGGATAATGGCGATAGATTTTCCCAGCACTCCGACTGTCGGTCAGCAATACACTTTCGCGGGCGTCACCTATACGTTCACCGCGCAGGGTGTGTGGTCGTCCACTTTGCCAGCGGCGAGTGGTGGCCCTGCGGTTGGTTTCCGGGCCTTCAAGAATGGCGTCAACCAAACCGGCATGGGCAATATCACTTGGACAAAGGTGACGTTCCCGACCGAGGAGTACGACAACGGCAGCTATTACGACACGACGCTCTCCCGTTGGACCCCGCCAGCGGGCTTAATTCACATTGATGCAAGGTGGGCGGTTTCGTCAGGAATTGCCACCGACAGCAATATGATGATTGCCGTCTACAAGAACGGTGTGGAGTACAAGCGCAACGGCGTCATGTCTTCATCGAGTGCGCCGACTATGGGTCCGAGCATTAGCATTGATGATGTCGCGAGCGGGACCGACTTTTATGAGGTATACGCATTCTCGCAGGGCATTGCCTCCACGGCCACGATTGATGGCCCCGCATACAACACCGCTTTCGGCGGACATGTCGTAGCTGTGCAGGGGCCGATTGGCCCGCCCGGTCCATCAACCGGCCCAGGTGGTGACTTCCCCGGCGGAACTGTGCAGCTGTTCGTGCAGACGAGTGCGCCGACTGGTTGGACGAAGCAGACATCTCACAACGACAAGGCGCTGCGTGTGGTGTCGGGGACGGTGTCGAGCGGTGGCACCAGCACTTTCTCCACAGTGTTTGCAAAGACCGCAACCGATGGCTTTGCGATGACGACGACCTATTTGGCCCCGCACGTACACAGTTTGCAGGATGGCGCAGGTATTCAAGCTCAGCCTGGTGCCAGCTACGGCCTGCCCGCCAACACACCGGGAGGATCTCTGAACACTAATTTTGTTGGATCAGGCTCAGCTCACGCCCATCCCATTGACCTCCGCGTGCAGTACGTCGATGTCATCATTGCGAGCAAGAATTGATGGCCCAGATACCGCATGCAGATGCCGGTCTTGTGTGTCCGCTGCACAAGAAGGACGTTTCCCAGGTTTGCCACAAGTGTCCGCTGTGGGTGCAGATCAGGGGCAAACATCCGCAGTCGGATCAAGAGATCGATGAGTGGCGCTGCTCGCTGGCGTGGCTCCCGTTTCTAATGATCGAAAACTCGCAGATGCAGCGACAGACCGGCGCAGCGGTCGAGAGTTTCCGCAATGAGATGGTGCGAGCCAATGGCACCATCATTGCGCTTGCGGCTGGTGCGAACCCAAAAATTCTGGAGATCGACAAATGCAACTAACCATCCTTGTGCCGGACAATGTGGTGGTGGTTGATCAGCGTCCCCTGCAGATTGATTTGGCTCCGTTCTATCCGCTGTTCGAAGGTCTTCACGCGGTGCTGTGGGACGGCGCGACCGGACATGAAGAGTTCACCAACCTCATGCCCAACGTGACCATCACCGATATCGATAAGTATCAGCCTATCGTCGCGGCCTGGACCGAAGAAGCAAACAAGATCGACGCCGCCGCGCAGAGCAAGCAGACATTCAATCCCACGTTCGACATGGGCCGGACGATCAACCATATCCTGACATCATGAGGAGCCTGCGATGGCCGCCGTCGATCTAATTGCTGCTGCGCGCGACGATGAGTTTGCCGCGCGCGTCCTGATGATCTGTCAGAAGGTAGCTCAGGCTGTTGCCGCCGAAGACCCTGGAACGACAGACCATGCCGCGCGCGTGGATTATTCGCAGCGCATCTTCCGCGGCACCGATAATCCGAAGTCGATTGCAGCGCATGTGATCGCGTCGAACCCGACAATCGGAGCAGCGATTGAGAACGATCCCGAGGCGCTCGGTTCGAACGTGCCGGACGGCGACATCGAGTTTGCGCTGGCGAGCATCTGGACGGCACGCGCGCTGGCATTCGTGGATGCGCCAGGATGATCGTCCGCCTAGCGGTCGGCGTTGTCACCATCATCGTGACACTGATCGTGCTGGCTCTCTGTGACCGCGAAGCGTCGTCCAAAATTCCATACGACTGTGTCGATCCCACCGAGCGCGAGCGCGTGCGCCAGCTTGTGCTGGAAGGTGTGGACGATGGGCTGAAAAAGGCGATGACGCACTTGTTCGACGTTTGGCAGAAAGACCCCGCCACCGATCAGCCCAAGCGCGCCCAGGTTGGGACCACCAACGCTGTCAACGCCCATAACCGGGCGCGACGGCTCGCGCTGGCGTGGGAGCCACCATCCTGTCCACCGGAGAAAGCGCCATGAAGGTCTGCATCAGTAGCGGGCACGGCCTCTACATACGCGGGGCCTCCGGTTCGCCAATTCCGCCATGCATGGACGAAGTCGATGAGGTCAGACTGATCGTTGACGATGTCGCGGAGATACTCCGCTCAATGGCTATTGAAGTGAAAGTATTCCACGACAACACATCGCGGGATCAGTCGACCAACTTGAACACCATCGTTGCAGCTCACAACGGGTGGGGACCGCACGATTGGGATTTCAGCGTCCACATGAATGCTTACGACGGCACTGCCAACGGCTGCGAAACGCTATACGTTTCAAACGCTGGCAAGAGCATGGCGCAGAAAATATCGGGTGCAATATGTACTGCTTCTGGCTTGAAAAAACGTGGGGAGAACGGTGCGGTCTACCGGAACAATCTGGCGTTCCTCAACAACACGAACGAACCAGCATGCCTCCTCGAAATAGCGTTCTGCGACCATCCCGCCGACTGCGAAAAGGTGCGGACAAACTATGGCGCTATCTGCTCCGCAATTGCAGGCGCTATAGCCGGGAAGCAACCAGCTCCAGGCCCTGATCCCGGTCCTGAACCCGAGCCGCCGTCCGGCGTGCTGTTCAGCGCGCACGGTAAGTGCTCCTACTTCGGAGGCCCCACAGACCTCGGTGTCTCCGCATCGGAAGGCCTCGCCTTCCTGACCGATGTAATGCAATGCCCCCACATCTTTTTGCCTTATCAACCAGACGGGACCACGGGTCTGGCACGGCGATTAAATACTTGGACGCCATATCTGGCGGTGCGTTGGGATTATGAGGACACGCCGAAAAGCATGCTGCGCGATAGCGGCCAGCTCGCCCGCGTCACCAATCCTCGCACTGGAGACTTTATTGATTGCTGGCCCGCCGATTGGGGGCCTCATGTGGACACTGGTCGCGTCTGCGACCTAAGTCCCCTGATTATGGAAGTCCTCGACCTCACTACAGACGATGAGGTCGAGGTCGTGTATCCAGCCCCTAATTAGCCGACGCTTCCCTCGGTCCCTGCCGCACGACGCGCGGTATCTGTGCTTGTCCCTCCTGCGTCAGTGTCGGCTTCTCCTGATATTCAAATCGGCGCAGATCGCGCTTGAGAAGCTCGACCAACCCCTCCGCAATTCTCAAAAGCTGCTCACCTCTCTGACGGTGAGAGACTATCTCTGCCTGCTGACGGTGAGCAATCTCATCGCCGTCTTCGCAATGGTCCTGAGTGAGCCTCATCAGATATTCAATTCTGTCCACCACCGCTCGCCTCCTCTGCTAGCTTTTCCAGTGTTTCCAGAACCGCACGCATGCGGTCCATGTGATAGTCCGCTTCCGACGCGCGCATCTTTCCGCGTATGACGAACGTGGGATAGACGCGCCCGCGCATTGCCAGCTCGCGCTTCACCTCCTCGATCTGCTGTGACAGCGAGAAGCGTTGGTTAAATTCCATCGCGCTCCATCTCCTCGATTGCCTCTTCCTCTGCAGCCCGGTCTGCCAAGAGCGACGCCTCGGCCTCGTCAACGAGGTCGTTCAGCTCCTGGCGTATCTTGTTGATTTGCGCCTGCTCGCCTTTGGATCGATTGCTCCAGAACACGCGCATGGCCTCTGTGCCGCGCGATGCGGCCTCGCGTGCCATGTCGAGGATGGAGAGTGCCGCCCCGTCATTGGGGGTGTCCGATAACGGGGCGGCGTCCTCCACACCGGGAGATGCGGCGGTAACCGGCGCGGAAGCTTGGGGTCCGGTGGATAGCTCGTAAGGCTTCTGCACGTCAGGTGCAGGCTGCGATGGTGCGACGTTCTGCGTCTGCTCCATCTCATCGCTGGTGTACAGGCCAGACAGCTCCTGCGGAAACGCTTTGCGCAGCGCGAGCGCCTCGGCACACTTCGCGATCATCACGTCGGGCATGCTCGCCCACGTCTTCGTCGGCTTGCCCTCCTTGTTGGTCTGCACATAGCTGGCGAAGCGCGCGACGCCCCAGCACGGCTCTTTGAAGCCGATGCGCAGAACGCCGATCTTCGCAGCGGCCGGCGGCTTGGCAGAAGTCCAAACGTCACGCCAATTGCCATCCTCGCCGCACCAGAACGGCCCGACCTGGCCGGTGTATTGCTTCGTGC